CTAGATTATTATTTCCAAAATTTAAATAAAAACCATTAAATACGGGTGATGTATTAAGATCAATACTAAAATTATCAAATGCGGCTTGTATTTCAACATTTGTTAAATTAGTATTATCTATTCGCAACTCAGTTCTATCATTAGAAATATCCTTAATATAGTACTGATTGAATATAGATGAATCGAGTTTATTTCTTAAAAAGCTATAGTTAACATTATATATACCTGTTGTGAATGTACTTGATTCTAAATCACGAACGGGATCAATAAATAGTTCTTTTATTTCATTATTATCAACACTAGTATTTTGTACAGTATAACTAGTATTAATAGGTTGAATTAAAACATTGTTTATATTATAAACAAACGTCTCAATTATATCGGTTTCAACATTAAAACTGGCATTAGTAGTTATGCTAGTAACTAAAGTACTATCAGTTGAATTTAACAACTGGTCTTGTTGGTTAATAGGTGATATTTGGGTAATTATACTTTGTGCCATTATTGTGTTACTAATGTTGCTTTATCGGTTCCTGCTCTTCTTCCTCCTGTACCTCCACCACTACTTCCTCCTGATGTTCCTCCTGATACTGTGGTGGTTGGAGGGGTTAGGTAGGTTTGGTTATTTTGTGGTTTAACAGTAGTAGTTGCTCCTAGTTGGTTTAAATTAGCATTTGATTCTTCGGTAGGATTTATAGCTTCAGTTTGAACGATAACTATTTGGCGTTGTAAATCCAAATTTTCTTGTCTTAATTGAGTAATTTCCTCTAATAGTGCTTGTACTTCCTCACTTACAGCATTTTCATCAATATAATTCCCACTTTTATTTACTAGATATTGGTGAGAATTAATTTCACCTAATTTAGGTATTTGAAAAAATAAATTTTCATATGCTTGAAAAAATTGATTTACATCAATAGTTAAAGCAACCGAGGAAGTAGGAGTAGGAGAGAACTGAGTAAATTGATTATCTACTATTTGTCCAAATTGAGATTTGTTGTAAGAGGTTTTATTTATGGTTACCTTTTCACTCATTATCCGTTAATTACTTTAAAATAATAACTATCATCAGAAATTATAGTTTGTCCGTCAATTACAGTTTTAATTAAAAACTTATAATATCTTTCAGGCTCTAACCCATTCATATAAATTGTAAAGTAATTACTAGTTGAATCGGCACTAATTTTAGTGTAAGTAGTATCAAAATCTACTACAAATTCATTAGTATCTAGATCTTTAATAGCATAATATGATGCTGTAGGTAAGAAATAGTTTGTTGTGTATATAGAAGATGTTGAATAAGTACGTGTTGGATATTTTGGGCGAGTATTTACTCTAATTTTAGATATACTACCCTCATGAAAATACCCAGAATTATTAGGTAATGTTAATTTAAAATCAGAAGTAGTTACTATACTTGATGTAAGTGAACCAGTTAATACAGTTGTAAAGTCATTCCATTTAAACTCTAAACAAGGAGGATAAATAGTATGAGTATCAATTGAAAAATATTTTAAATCAAATGCATCCTCAGATGAAAATTCAAGTGCATCATCTTTTTTAATAATAAATCCATTATTAATAATAGTTCCACTAACAAATAAATTTACAGTATCAGTTACATTTAAATTAATATCTTTAGATGTAATATAACTAAATGATTGAGTGGCAAAAACATCATTATACCAAGTACCACCTCCAGGCTGTAATGTAGGGTAAGATGCTGTTACATTATTATCAAAAGAAGATAATGACCAAGCTAATGAGCCAGATGCTGTTCTATATTTCCAACTTACCCCGTCTATAGCCTCAGGACTGTCCTGATAATGTCCTGTTCCCATATTCCATGATCCTGAAATTGGGTAGCAATATAAATCATAATTTAGAGGAATATTAGAGGCGCGTGCTAAAAATAGTCTTAAATTAGATTGCCATGCTGATCCTGATATTTTGTTAGATATAATGTCTGTAATTTCATCTTGGTTAAATTGAATTACAGGGCGGCTAGCGTATGTTACTTGATTATCATATGTGGTTGAAAGTTCTAATATTTCATCCAATCCCGTATTTTCAGAAGGGGATATTGAGTACAAAGTAGCATCCTTTTCAGGAAAAATTTTATAAACAGCCATTTGTTATAAATATTAAAGTTAAAAAGATACTACTCTTCCTTGAATATCGCTATTAGGATATTTTATTTCAAATATAGAAGGGTCTAAAGACGGATAAACAGTACCATTTTGGTTAGCTCCATCAATATCATAGGCATATTGTGAATATCCATTGATAATACCCGATTTATTTACTATTTGAATATCTTTAATAGTTTGTACTCCTTGTACTTTACTCAATTCAATGTATAGATCTTTTAATACAATAGGTTGATTAATTGACCAATTATCAGTGTTAAAATATGCTTTTAAAGCATTAACACAATTTATTAGTACTTCATTACTATTAAAATTAGGTAAAGCAATAATATCAAAGTTAACTCCAATATTAATTACATAAGCATCTCTAATACGAACAGAATCATTTATAATTCTATATTCGTATAAGTATGTTTTTAAATTATTTTTAACAGTACTAGAAACCGTAGTTAATGTATTATCAGCATTATATCCTAAAACATATAAATCAAGTACTGCGGGTGTTTCACCTACTTGAATATTTTCAATTTTAACGGCCTCAGCATATGCTTTAGCAATTGATCCATAAGTAGAAGGCATAGATAATGCTCTTACTAAATAATCAGCTTGAGTTACGTTACGTAATTGAGCTTGAAAGGTAACTAAAGAATTTTGTCTAATTTCCTCTAAAGTATCGCCATCTGCTCCTCCAGAAGCTGCTTCAGAGTTATTTACAGCAATGGTTCCAAATATATAGTTTGATGTAGTAGTATTTAAATTGTTGTTAATAAATGTAGCGTTATTTGCGTTTATTAACGTAGTTAATACATTTGAATCAACATTTGACGTCACCCCGCCACCTACTAAATACCTTACAGTTAACGTGGTATTTGCGGGAGAAATACCATAAGTATCTGTTTGTAAAAAGTTTGTAGGATCAAAAGCAGTAAATAATTTACTTTGCTTATAAGGTAAACCTAAACCTACATTATCGGAATTAGGTACTATAACTTCATCAACATCTGATGTTGTTCCTGATCCAAATTGAAGTTGTAAATTACCTGTTGATGTGAAACGAGTAACAAATCTTCTTGGTGTTTTTCTTAATCTTAATAAGTAAGGGGCATCTGTATCTTGGTAAGTATTAGGATCATTAGTATTAGTATTCTTAATACTTTCATAAACCATTTCTTGACCTAAATATGGAACTTCATACCAAATATTACCATCAGAATCAGTAATATCTAAAATTTGTAATATATTATCCTCAGTTAAATTAACTGTTTGGAATGATTCAGGAGCACCAAAAGTAAAAGTTGTTGACTTTACTTGAGCCGATATAGCTTGTCTTGTCTTTTTTAATAAGAAATACTGAGGGTTACCTCCTGAGGTTTGGTATACTGTTAATTCTGTAGGATCTACAGAACTAGAAACAGCAAAATTAATGTTATCTTGTATAAGATAATATATGTTATTGTTATTTGATGTTCCTATTTGAGTATTTTCGGCAAATTGTAAACAGTAACTATAATCAGGAACATATACTGATCCGCTTAAAATTGATGGTAATTGTTGATATACATCAATATTAGTTGTAGCGGCTTTAGTTACTTTAGGTCTATAACCTAACATATAAGCAAGAGTATATATATTTTCAGATTGGCGAGCGTACTGAATAAATGTTTCCTGTATTTGATTATCTAAATAGAAAGATAAAACATCACCTACATAAGATGCCATTTCCATAAACATCATTCCAGGGGATGCTGGGCTGAAGTCATTGTATGTGTTTGGAAAGTAGGTTTTAGAGTAATCAATCAATAAGTTTTTTAACCCTTGAAAGTCCCTATTAAAATATTTTATATCTCTATTATTAGCCATTATTTAAATTTATTTGTAGATTATCTGTAATACCCGTGTTTACTATAGAATAATTAATATCTACAAAAACAGTATTATAATCATAACTAGGGGTAACTTGGACATTTGCTTTAACATTAGGAAAATATTTAATAATATCCTCTTCTATTTTAGCTGCTATATCGTCTGTGGTACCGTCTATAATTTGCTCAAAAATGTAATTTCTAATCCCTGCCCCAAAAGTAGGATTAAAAGGTCGTTCTCCAGGATTAGTTAGTAAATAATTAATTAGATTATTTCTAATTGAGTCTTTAGTTATAAAAGTAGATGAAAATACACCAGGTGCATTAAAAGGTAAAGCCA